ACAACTAACAAAGATTTATTCCATGTAAGGAAAGGTTGTAAACTTTCTAATATGACATTTAGTGGTCATACTGCACCTGCAGCTGCTGTAGGATTTCCTACTACTGAGATAGCAGAAAATGAAGGTGGTGGTAAATGGAAAGGCCCTTACGTTCAAAACTGTACAAGTGATACTACTACAGGAACTGGTATTCGTATTGATGGTGATCAAGCAAGATTGCTTAAGTCAATGAATGTTGATGCATATACTCAATACAATCAAGGTGGTGTTGGTGTTGCTGTTACTAATGGTGGATTTGCTCAGTTAGTTTCATTGTTCACAATATGTTGTGATGAAGCAGTTACTTGTGATACAGGTGGTCAAGCAGATATAGCAAATAGTAATTGTAGTTTTGGAAGTTTTGGATTAGTTTCTAGAGGAACTGGTGAATTGCAGTTTAGTGGTATTACTACATCAAAACAAGCAGATGCAGGACAAGATCAAGTTAGGATTAATTTAACAACTCCTAATTTAAGTATATCTAATTTTGTTTATGATCATGTGTCTGGAGTTGCTACTGTAACTACAACTGCTAATCATAATTTTGCAGTTGGTATGGCAGTAACAATGTCAGGTATTGGATTGACTTGTGTTTATGGATCTAAAACATATCCACATAAACGACCTTATATTTTTGAAGTAGATCAAATTCCTTCTTCTACATCTTTTGTTGTAAATGTAGGTATTTCAACTTTAACTCATACTTATGTTTCTGGTGGTAATGTAAAAATAGATATAGACAAACCATATGATGGTCAATATGTGTATTTTGATAAGTTATATAAATCTATCAATACTATTAATATAACGAATGGTGGTAATGGTTACACTACTACACCTGATGTTACTATAACAAGTCCAACAGGCCCTAACGGCGAAGATGCTACTGCATTTGCTACATTAACTGGAGATTCTGTTTCTTCAATTACAATTATTAGTAGTGGAACTCAATATGAAACAACACCATCTGTTACCATAGCAGCACCAAATACTGGAATTGATACAGCAACAGCGACTGCTACAATGGAACCAATATACTATACAATAAATAGTTCAACGTCTATAGCTGATGGTAATTTTAATAACTTCGATTCATCAGGAGAAGATTTTTCATCTACTACTGAGACTTTTGATGAAACATCAGCAGGGGCTACAATTCTAACACTAGATGAAAATCTATTAAATAATGTAAGTATTGGATCTACAGCATATTTCTTCCAGTTTAGTCGTATAGTTGCAAGTTCTCATACATTTGAGTATGTGGGTGCAGGTAATACGATTGCATTAGCAACTCCTAAACGAGGTGGGGTGACAATTCAAGAAAATGAGGTTGTTACTTTGGATGGTGGAAAGGTTGTTTACACAAGCACAGACCAATCAGGTAATTTTAGAATAGGCGATGGTTTACAAATTAACCAAAACTCAGGTACAATTAGTGGAAGGGCTTTTACAAAGAGTCTCTTCACCGAAATGACACCATTTATATTGGCATTAAGTTAATATGGCTCAGTTAGCACTCAATAAATTTCAAACAGTTACTTTTCAGGTAACCACTGCGGAACAGACAGTTTATACTGCACCCACTGGTTACACTGCTATTGTTTTGTATGCACACATTGCTAACTTTGGAACTAGTGATTCCTCAGTAACTATGAAGCATATTAGATCTAGTACAGAAACTGAAATAATTAAAGGTGCGAACGTACCTATTGCAGAGGCCTTTGTTCCAATGTCTGGGAAACTAGTATTGGAAACTAATGATTCGATTAGAATTTCTTCTCAAAAAAATGATACATTAAAAGTAATACTTAGTCTTCTAGAGACTGCTAATTAAGATGCCATACATAGTCGGAACCCAACCAGTAACAAAGCAAACACTTGAATTGAGTGCAGGTCTTGTTGACTCTACAATCTCAACAACTACTAGTGTTGGAATTTCAACTTTGGTGTCAATTGCATCATCAATTTATAGATCTGCTAATTATCAAATACAAGTTATACAAGGAACTAATTATAATACAACATCAATCAATTTACTTCATGATGGAACTAATTCATACATGACAGAATATGGTACTTTAAATCAACCAACAGGTATAGCAACATTTTCATCTCAAATTAACTCAGGCAAAATTGAATTACTTGGATATCCTGGTACAGCAAGTACTACTATTTTTAAAGTCATTTACTCAGCCGTTAAATCATAAATAAAAACATGAAAAATCTTAACCAGTTTTATTCAGAAGCAACATCAATGCTCCCTAAGAGAGTTGGTAAGGTAATGCTTATCATTTATATGTGGAGAGGAAAAAAATATATGATAAAGATGTTCTTCCCTCAAATCAAACTTCCTTCCAGAAAAGAGATTCAAATAGAATTAAATAAAGTATATCCAGGTTCTAAAGTTCATAGTTATGATGTTGATGATTATAGTAGTGGAGATCCTTTGATTTACATAGATAAGCGATAATTAATATTATGAGTGAAATATATCTTGGTAATCCTAATCTAAAACGAGCAAATACTCCAATTGAATTTACTCAAGAACAAATTCTTGAGTTTATGGCATGTAAGAATGATCCTGTTTACTTTGCTCAAAAGCATGTCAAGATCGTTACTCTTGATCATGGTTTGATGCCATTTGAACCTTATGATTTTCAACAAGAGTTAATTAATAATTTTCACGATAATAGGTTTAACATTTGTAAGATGCCTCGTCAGACAGGTAAGTCTACAACTGTTATATCATATCTTTTACATTATCTCTTATTCAATGATAGTGTAAATATTGGTATCCTTGCTAACAAAGCAGCTACTGCTAGAGAACTATTAGGTCGTTTACAAACGGCATATGAAAATGTTCCTAAGTGGATGCAGCAAGGTGTCTTGTCATGGAATAGAGGTTCACTGGAGTTAGAAAATGGTAGTAAAATCTTGGCTGCGTCTACTTCCGCTAGTGCTGTTAGGGGTATGTCTTTCAATATCCTATTCTTGGATGAATTTGCTTTTGTTCCCAATCACATCGCTGA